AGCGGAAGTCATGTCGGTTGAAGGAACGTGAGTGGATTTGTAGATATCGATTCCAGCCACTTGAGCAATACTGCCCGAAGCGAGTGAACCCGATCCTCCCACGTCCTTGTTGGAAGCGGAAGTGTTGACTACCAACGATCCGTCGCCGCCCGTGATGAGTTTGTAATACTCTTGAGGACGAAGAACGCAGAAGCGTCCGTCGGCTGGAACGTCGTTGTTGTCGAGTGCGGCTGCCGCTGTGAACAACGCCGCGATTAGTTCCGCTCCCGTGGGATCCGTGGTGTCGCCATCCGCTCCGGCTCCTGCTGGGGCGCGAAGTAGATTTTGTGACACGTCGATTTCCCCACCGACGTTTCCGCCTGTGACGTTGGGAGTGGTTGTACGCGCGGCCGCAATGAACACTTTGGCGAGAGCGGAGTCGAACCTGTTAGCCAACGCGCGGCCTAACTCTGTCGAGTAGACTGAACGAATGTCGTAGTGGTTCTTGACGTCGTCGATACTAGCCAGGAACGTCGAAGCAAGGAGAACGTCGTCAATAGTGATGACCTTCTCGTTTTTCTTCGGGTCGCTCAAGTAGCTGTTATCGGCGTCCGCGATGTTTTGACCAGGAGTGTGATAACTGGCAGTCGCAACGCCCGTGACTGGGAATTGCGCGCTTTTGCCGCTATCGATGGTACGCACCGTGTGTAGTCCCTTGAAGATGTTGTTCTCTTCAAAGGTAGTTAATATTTCGCCAGCAAACTTCTTCAGAAAGAGAGCGTTGTCGTTAGCAAACGAACCTCCTGTAGAGTTGATTTGACCAGCGCGTGAGGGAGTTGTATTCCCGTTAGCCATGATATAATCCTTATAAGTTAAGGTGTGATAGATTTAGGTTGTTAGACCGCTTCTCAAGCGTTCCGCGGACGTTCTCGTCGGTTGTCTAGCGCACTAGGCCGTCGGACGTGTTCCGTTTCTTCACTTAATAAAGTGGAAAGTGTTATTCGATTGGTTCGTCGTTCCCCATGGGAAGAGCATACCAACCTTCGGGCAGGGTCACTTTGTTTCTACTTCTCTCCCAACCACCCTCAGGCGTGGGGAAGTAGACGTGACCCGCGACGTCGTCGCCTAAACGAACAACGTCGTGGCTGTCGAGAGCGCCGTCAACGAAGACGACTCTTGCGCTCTTGCAACCGCTTGTTAAGATCAGACCGCAAACGCTCGCGTATATGAGCAGGTACTTCATGAACATCTTTAGCTACTACTTTCTTATCTAGTTCTTGTCGAAATAAACCAGTGACCCAATTGAGGAGCGCTTTTATTATGCCTCCCCACATGTCATTTTTCTTTCGCTTTACCCACGTTTATCGCGAGCAAGTCAACGATTTTGTACAGCTTCTTCACGATGCCGTCGTCCTTGGGAGTCGGCGTGATGGCTGCAACTGCGGAAGCTAATGCTATCGCGGCGGTGAGGATGCCTACTATGGCTTCCCAATTTTCTTGTACGTATTGCATGATGATTAATGATCCTTGTTAAAAACTACTAACGGCAAGTCGTCGGTCAACCATTTGATGATAAGCTTTGTCTCCCGCCTTATAGAGGGGATCCTGCATGGCGCGACGTACTTCCTGCATGGATTGAAAAGGAAGCGAACCGGAACCTGTGGTCTCGCCTTTTACGAGTCGAGGAGCGGTTGACCCCTCTTCGCTCCGCCAACGAGCGTGCAAACCTTTGACTGCAAATTTAGCTTGGTCAATCGTTCCCGAAGCCACGGACTCATTGAAAGCGGCGAGTTCTTCGTCGGATAGGTTTTCACCCGCCCATTCAGTCATGGCGTCGTAGTTGCCATCGGCGGCGCTTCGTATGACGTTTGATTGATTTTCCTGTAAAGCCGCCTGACCTTCGGCGAAAGAGTCCACCAGTTCCTTGGATAACCCAAGTTTAGCCAAGGACTCATAAGAATCTTCCGTAAGTTCCCCCTTCTCGAAGAACTCCACGGAAGCCTCCGTCACGATGTCCGACGCTTCCGTGGATTCAACCACCGATTCAGGGGTCTCCCCTTCCTCGCCTCTCCCTATCTTCTTTTCGAGTTCGGAGTAGGCGTTCGCCATGTCCTCCGCGCTCTTGAATTTCTCAGGAAGCCACTCAGGACGCTCCTGGTCTCCTTCGGGCGCTTCGGTTGATGGATTGGCTTCCTCGGCTTCCCCTTCAGGAACGTCCTGAGTAGTTTCCTCCGAGGGTTCTATCTCACTTTCCGTCTTTTCGTTTATCTCAATTCGAGTTAATTCTGCCATGTCGTATCGTTCCTTTTTGCGTTACGGTTTATTGTTCGGGAGGCGCTTCTTCAACCGCCTGTTGTTGTTGTTGGGAAATAGCATTAATGGCTGGACCCATCGCGGGCGCTCCCAGCTTCTCCGTCATCTGTTGCATCTGCATTTGCTGAGTGGCTTGTTGAACCTCTTCCTCGGTCTTGATCAAACCTTCGGTCTCAATGCCCAAAGCGGTGGCGCGTCTTTTGAAGTAGTCTCCGACGTTTACGTATTGGGCGACCGCTTCGGGACCCACCACTTGGTTCGCTCCCGCAAGGAACATATCCAAACGATTGAGGTCGTTACCTCTACCTAACGCTTCGACGCCCGTGATCACCGTCGGCTTGACGATGTCTTTAGGTATCTTGGGAAGACGATCCTTCTTTGACATGCGGGTCATTAAACGACCCACCAAAGGAAGTTGAAACTCTTGAGATAAAATTGAATAAAGACCACCAAGGGCGGCTTCCAGTTCTTGGGACAACATGCGGATCTCTTCCGCTGTGACTCTGTCCGCATTCCTCACGACGCTACTATTCAATAGAAAAGCGTGACTTAGTCTGTCCGTTATTCCCGCCATCGTCGTTTGGGCGACGCGGAAGTCGTTGAACTTATCCAGTTGAAGAACGCTCACGTCGCCTTGGCTACCCTGCACGATTGCGCCGCTAGGCGCTTCGGCCAAAGTCTTCGCCCTAGTCGTCCCGTTGGGATTCACCATGAACAACACCTTGGCGGCGGCGGCGGAACCCTCGACGATAGCTTTCGTCAGACTTTCCAGGGATTTAAGGTCACCTATATATTCCTCGACGAAACCCCGCCCATAGGACTCTCCGTCTATTCGTGTGTAACGCAGAGGTAACCAAGGCGATTTATCCAACGGATACTCGCCGTCACTCTCTTCGATACGCATACCCTTCACGTCTTGGTAGACAACGAACTTATTTCCTTGTCGGACAACAGCCGTGTATAGGTCGCAGGTGTCTTCCTTGCTCTCCTTGTAAATTTCAGATCGGACGCTTTCGGGAAGCATCATCGGGGCAACCGTTTCCTTGGTCGCTATGTGGGTGACGTCTCCCATCGGGTCTCTCTTCACGACGTAGCGGTCGGGACGGAACACGCGGTAACCTCCTTCATCCGGTAAATAAAGCAAAGCGTTCCCTGAGATGAGGAGAAGACGTAACGCCTCAAAGACACCAACACGAAAAGCCTCGGTCTCAACCTCTTGCATGATGGCGTGTTCCACCTCGGAAAGCGCGGACTCCAATTCAGTTTTGAAGTCCTCCCCTAACCCTTCTTTCTCCAGTTCATATCGGTCGATGACCAAACGAAAGAAAGGAGAATTAGGAGGCAAGAGGGCGAGAAGCAGTTTACTGGACAAGTTATTGACGCCTCTCGCCCCAATGCCTTGGTAAGGTGTGTAGTACTTCGTTGCGGAATTATGTCCGTCGGGAGGTAAAACGTAGGGGATCGTCAGTTCAGCGGCGTCTCTTCCTCTATCAAGGAAAGACCACCTCTGACCCTCTAGCTGAGTGTAGAGATTCTGAGCGGTTTCAACTTCTTGGTTCATTATTCAGTTGGTTCGGGAGGAAAGCACCCATCCAGTTCGGTCGCCGTCGCGGTCGGGAAGGATTCCAGTAATTCTCGATAAGCCTCGAATATAGGGTCGCAACCCAAAATGGAGGCGATGACCGCGTACTTACCTTTATGCTCCCCTGCCTCAATGGCGACGGGTTCGATGCGCCAATAAGGTGCGGCGTACCAATCCGTTTCGTCGTTCGTGGTTTTATCGATGACGTAGTACATTATAATGCCGCCAAAAGGGTTGAGGTATCTGTATTGAAAGCGCCTATATCCGCCATCTGTTGACCTGCATGTAAAAAATTCACTTGGTATTGCGAGTAGTGGTCGGCACCATAACCATAACTAGCGCGTAACCAGTTAAAGTCGGAACCGTGTTGGTAGGTGTAGGATGTTATATTATCTTTATAACCATGCAGTGATCCATTTTTGTACAAATCTAACCGAGATGCGGAGACAGGGGTAGATGAGTTAACACTCCAAAAACCCGAAGACCCGCCATGCGCTATATTTAGTTGACTCGCCGCGCCGTACTTCCAGCCGTACATGTTCATATGGGTCGCTGTAAAATAGGGGTAAAAACTAAACTCATACCACCAACCCCATAATGCGTCGGCTGTTGTGAGAGTTCCTCCTAAAACGTTTCCCGAAATAGAAGTATCGGTGTAGCCGAAGAAAGTAGGAGTACCAGCAGGTCCCCTAAATCCCGATACGGCGTAACCACTTGACCCGTCTCCGTGGATATAATCCCCCGCATCGTGAGTGACGGTGCCGACAAAAGTAAGGTTGTAAATATCTGCGACGTCTAGATCAACTCCGTCCTCCGAACGTTTGGCGGAAAGCGCGTTAGCGGAGGCCAGTTGCCAGATTGGTAAGTATAACGCATGTATTTTCTCCCAATTACCCGCGGTCTTGCACGCCGCGACGTAGGTGGATATTGCCGCCTGTTTATCGGTGTAGTCTGCGGGAGCGACCCAATCCCCAAGACCCTCCAAAGTATCGAAATACTTCTGCGCGTCCTCGTCGAGCGAGGCGCCTCCACCCTGCGCATCAAAACCATACAACGACCCGAAGGCGGGGCGCTTGATTTGGTTTGGCAACGCAGTGAAAGCGCTTGGCTTCTTCTGCGAGGTCGTTGGGAACGTTAGAGGCATGACAATTACAGGCTATCGGTTGTTCCCGTGGAGAAAAGGCTATAAGTGCCGTCGGTGTAAGCCGACACGTTGCCACGTATTTTTTCGTAGTGACCGTGATCGTCTCGAATTAAGGTGTTTCCACTAGCTGTTATAGCTTCGCTGTGTATGACCCGCCACGCGCTTCCGATATAAGCCTCAACGTCTACAGTCGCCCCGCTCGAAGTCACGGTGGATGCAATGGTAAACGTCCAGCCTTTCGAGCGTTCGACGCTGAAGGATGAACCTGCTCCTGCGGCGGATACGCCGTCGAGAAGTGTGTTCTTCTGGAGTGATTTTAATGACATGATCTTATCTTCCTGGTGTTAGGTTAGTTAGGTAAATTAACGCCGCTTCCTCCGCTATAGCCGCCAACAGAGGAACGACGAGCAGCAAGCTGTCCCGTTCCCCGTCTGCGTCCTGAAGTAGCTGAAGACCTCTTGGCTGATGAACCGCGTTGCGCTACGGATGCCGTCCTCGTGGGAGGTGGCGGTGGCGCTGGAGGCGGTGGAGGAGGTGGAGGAGTTGGTGTACTGAAGCACATTTGTTAATCTTTGGTTGATGAAATAATTGTTTCGTTCTGTTCGGCGTGTACTTGAAGAAGGTGGTCTACCACGCTACGCTGTCCCGCCCTGTACCACACTTGGCGGTCACTCCAGGACATATCAGGGAAACGCTTCGGGTATAACTCGTCTAATTTATTAACAAGTTCCGCGCTTAAGTTAGGCATGTTTCGTATACCTGTGGCAGTATTGGGCATTATTTAACCTTCTTTTTTAAATGGTAGATTGTCGAGTTCTTTCGGCAGGATGCCCTTGGCTATGCCTTTTTCCGTCCATATCCAAGCGGAGGCGTTCCACAGGATTGCACCTAAATGATCTTCGGTTTTGTCTCCTTCGGCTACCGCCATTAAATGTCTCATCATTGAATCAAGTAATCTACCGAGGGGCATTCCTTTCATCCAGTTGCAATCGCCGTAGGCTTGCCCCCCTTTCTCGAATCTATCGGCAAGGGCGCGAAGGGCGCACGGGGGAATAAGGTGGTATCTCCCTCGTCCAACGTCCCCGTCACGCTGTGAACCAGTTGTGAATATTTTCTTTTGTCCGCTGGTTGGTAGGTGTTTGGCATCCATAAGTAAGTTAGTTCCTTCCTTTTTAAATTGTATTCCCCTTTACGCAGAAGACGCGCCATCCAAGCATTCATCAACGCTTCGCTTTCAGGTAGACCCGCCTTGTCGTAAGCTTTCGAGACGGCGTCCCAAGTGTACCCTTCTTTATCTAGATACGTGCGCGCGCGTGTGACGCCTATTCCGGTAACCCCCTTGTATCCGTCCGTATGGTCTCCCGCTATTGTTTGCACCAAATGGTTTCTGTCCGCTTCCTCCACGGACGGGTGGTGGTATTCCTTCCTATTGAAGTCATACCAATGTCCTGGGACTCCGTGGAAATCTTTGTCGATGCTCACGATGATCCGTTTGTCCAAGCGATTGGGACGCTCCGTCGCCAAGATGCTCAAGACGTCGTCAGCTTCGAGGTTAGGCCAACATTCCACTTGGTACTTCTCCTTCAACCATTCACGAACAGGCGCTAACCCTATAGGGCGAAAGGACTGCCTTCTATTCGCTTTATACAAAGGATTCAATTTCCGTCGGAAGTTGGAGCGGTCGGACAAGGCGACGATAACGTCGGTGGCGTCCATTTGTTCCTTGAAGGAAGCGATGCGTTCCTGGATATGCGCTTTGGCTACGGACAAATCAGCGTGAACCGTCCACAATTCATCCTCCCACTGAATGTTCTTCTGAGCGATGAACGCTCCCTCATAAGCCAAGACGTCTCCGTCAATTAATATTACTACGTTGTTATTCATGGTGCCTTTGTTTCTTTTTTAATGGTAAACATTCCACGCCTCTTTCCATATTTCATATTGGGAGGTGGTATTTTCTACTTGAGGTCTAAAACTTAAAGTGATTGATGCGACTTTCTCCGCGGGAATGTGATACCAAATATTTACCGGAGCGATGAGGACGGCAAGGAAGTCAGTGGCGTCGGGCGTTAACGTTTTAGTCACGCCTCTAACGACGTGTCTCGCTACCACTTTGTACGTTAATTTCTTATGTGTCTGTAAAAAGGCTGTTCCTTTTATTTGAACGCGATGAAACGTTTTATGGTTAGGTGAGACAATGACGTCGTATGGAAGATAATCGCCTAGAGGGGACAACACGTGTAAACCCGAAGACATAGCGGCGGCGATGAATTGCGCTTCATAGATTGACCCCTGATGCTTCATCAACCGCGTCACTCTCTTTTTCTCGCTCGTCATTTATCTCCCGTCGTTGTTGTTTATCCTTCTTCCAAGGAAGCGTTAGGTCGTCGGTGTCCCACAACTTAGCCAAAGCTAAGGCTGTCAACTCGTCAACCGATTGCTCTTGTAGTTTTTTCAATGCGTCTCCGCCCATGACGCCCCCACTTTATATTCGCCGTCCAAGGGGCAACTCATCTTGAGACTTTCGCCTGACGCTCTAATGGCTTCGACTGCAAGCTTTCCGTATAACTCCACGTTGTCCGGTAGGACTTCCGCTTGAAATTCGTCGTGAACGTTTGCCACGAATGCCCACTCTCTCCCATGTTTCCATCCAATTCTAGTCAAGGACTTGGTGAGGATCACGATGGCATTCTTCATGGCAACGGCGCCCGCTGATTGCAAGAGGGTGTTCAGCGCCGAATGCTCAGACCGAATGGGAAGTACTCTTCCGTCCAACCCAACCAACTCATGGGAACGTTTGACTTTAGTTTCCACCGCCGACTTCAACCTAGCCAAGGCGGGTAGTTGTTTGAGGAAGCGCTTCTTCAGTCGAGCGCCCTCTTTGGCGTTGCCGCCGACGATGCTACCTATCTTCGCATCGCCCGCCCCATAAAGAAAAGCGTAAATGAAAGTCTTCGCTTGGTCTCTCGTGGCTAGACCCGCCGCTTTTTGATTGACCGAATGAATGTCCCCGTCGGTGACGAAGCGAGCATACTCTCCTTGATCCCATATCGCGAGGTAATGAGCGAGGCATCTCAGTTCCAACCCGCTGGCGTCCACCCCGACCAGTTCGTACTTAGGCGCGGGAATAAAAAGGGAGCGACACTCCTCCCCATAAGCGGCGCGGGTCGCGGGAACTTGGGCGAGGTTCGGACTGCTGTGCGTGCACCGTCCCGTCACTGCGCCGTTAGTGTTCACCTTGCCGTGGATGCGTCCGAATCGAACGACCTTCAGCCACGCTTCCTTCCCTTCGGCTAGTTGCCCAAGGCGTTTCGCAACCATCAAGTACTCACAAAGTACCGCCGCTTCAGGGAACTTCATTGCCTTTAGGATTGCCTCGTCAATCTTGGGTCGTCCGTCGGGAGTGCGTTGTTCGGGTAGCCACTCATACTTCTCGAAAAGACGTTTAGCTATTTGATCTCGGCTTCCTGGGTTAAACGGAATGTACTTCTTTTTGTTCCCTAGCTTCCGAGCGTCGTCGGCTAATGATTGCTTTAGGTGACGACTCTTCAACTCTTCCTTTAAAGCCGTCTTCGTAGGCGCTTTAATCCAATCCACGGTGTTACCTTTGCTGTCTAGGAGATCCAGCGACCAACCCGCCGCTGTCTTCATCTCTTCGACGACGGGAGGAAACAACTCCTGTAACTCGTCTTTGATCTCCGCTCGACGGGTAGTTAACTTCTCCGCAAGAGCAAGGGCAGCTTCCTCATCAAAAGCAAACCCCCGAAGTTCTTGGTAACGTAGGATTCTAGCGAAAGCATGTTCCAAATTAACCAGCGCCGTTGTCGGTTCCTCGTCGGCTAAGTGATTAAAAAGTTTGGCGGTCACCATGACGTCGCGTTCGCAGTAGGCGCGCATCTCTTCCGTGTATTCCTCGAAGGCCGTATCGCTATCGCCATACAATCCTTTGGAGAAATCCAAGCGGAGTCCCCACGCTTTAAGTGAGTGGCTTCCCCAAAGTTCCTTCGGTACTTTTTTATTACGCATGTCCTCACCCCTTATATCGGGATGAACGCATCTGGACATGATCAAGGTGTCCAGTAGATTTACCTTCGGTATCCAAGAACAAAGCTTACGTAGGACGGGAAGGTCGAAACCTATTATGTTATGCCCCACTATAATGTCCGCAGTATTGAGTAATCTTATTCCATCATCTATCCCCGACCCCGTGAAGGTGACCACCCTTTTCTGTTTAGGGTCGTAGATGCTTATGCAATGTATCTTGTCAACGCCGTCAAGTGTCGTGAAGTTGGACGCCTTGTTGGTCTCGACGTCAAAGAATAATGCGGTGTCGTTTTCTTTCATCTTATATAAGTTCCTTTAGTTCGTTTTGAGGAACGACGTAAGTGTCGCCCCTTCCCAAATCTCTCAGCCAATGTTCTTGAAAAACGTTTTCGGTTGTAATCATTCCACGATAACAATAAGTAGGAAACGCTCCCGTCATGAGGGCGTACCCGTCGATCTGCTCCGCATTCTTTTTCTTCCATACGGGGACAAGAAGGTCTCCCTCGTCACGAGGCGTTGCCTTGACGTCTATCCGTAACCCATTCCATTTGACGTCCCCTTCGTCGGCGGCGGAACGACGCGCGGAGATAACTAAATCAGGGTAGACGTTGAAGGTCTTGCTGAACGCTATCTCCCCACCGAAACCCTGCACGTCGAGAGAGACGGAGTCGTCTCCTCCTATCTTCCGGTCGGGAATACCTTTCATTCTGTTGTCTTTATTCCTCATCGACGCCACCGTCTTCACAAGACGTTGTTCAACGTTGTTAAGGGTTGTCGTTCTACCTATAAGCATTGCAGTCGTGGTTAAAAAGGGACTTCTTTCTCGTGTAATCTCCCTGTTTGTTCGTTGAAGAACAGCGTGCCTGAAAGTCCCGTCTCCCCGCTGAAGCGGTTCTTTAAAACCCTAAGTCGCGTTTGATTGGCTTCTTCCACAGCCTGTTGGTTTCTCTCCATCCCTATGACAATGTCGGATAGTTGAGCGATTGCCGCCGACCCTCGAAGGTGAGCGAGACTAGTCACCGCTCCTTCCTCATGGCCTTGACCATGCGGTCTCTTTAAATGGGAGACTAAAACCATACCGCACTTCGTCTCCTCGACCAACGCCCGCAAGCGGGTCATTGTGTTATCGATCAAGCGGCGTTCGTCGTCTCCTTCAAACCCGCTAACCACAATTGAAAGATGGTCGAGGAAGATCCAATCACATCCCATCCCCTTGCAGAGATAACGAACCTTAGCCAACAGGTTGTCGGAATCACAGCTACCCCAATGGTCGTAGGTGTAGAAGTTCCCGTTCCCAACCGTCTCCTTAAAGGGTTCCTCAAGGGAGGTATAGTCTATGTCCGTCTCCAAATGCAGAGGACGACTCAGATGAATTCCCAAGATGCCCAACGCAGTGCGGCGAACGCTCTCTTCAAGAGCGATGTAACCAACCGTCTCCCCTGCTTGCAGCAAGCTGTAACAAACCTCACGACAAAGCAGACTTTTACCTATGCCGCTTCCGGCGCATATAGTCACCAACTCCCCCCGCCGTAACCCATGGGTCTTGGCGTTCAGTTCACTATAAGGATATGGCTTCGACTCCTCGTCCCTCTCCTCCGTTATTTTTTCCCATAATTCATCCCCCGCTATGATGCCGTCGGGGCGATATGAACGAGCGTTCCAAACCGCTTGTACTAATTCCTTGGAGCGGTTGGCGGTCAACATGTCATTGGGATCCTTCAAAGGAATCTCCGCCAGCTTCGCTCTACCTGGAGATAACAAAGCGGCGCACTCAGCCGCCGCCTTCCTACCAGCGTCGTCCATATCGAAAAGAAACACCACCTCGTCGTAGCGTTCCAACCAATCCAAGGCGTGGGCGACGTATTTCTTGCCGCTTGCCGCGCCATGAGGAACGGAAACAACAGGCCAGCGGTTGTCGAACGCTTGAGAAATAGACAAGGCGTCCACCTCTCCCTCGACAACGACAACCCGACGCCCGCCGTCGCTCCATAAATGTTGTCCGTAAAGACCGATCAACTCACCTCTGATCTTGAAGGACTTATCGGGAAACCGAAGCTTCTGTCCCAACAACTTGCCGTCCTGTCCGCGGTAGTTAGCTATCTGAACCACGACGTCGTCGCACTTCCCGACGTGATACCCCCACTTCTGACAGGTCTCTTTCGTTAGACCTCTAGCGGCGAGCGCTTGCACCCGACCGCCAGTGATGAAGGTTCCGTTATCCATTTTAGTTGTTTCGACGCGCTCGCTCTTACTGCTTACGTAGACTCCGCAACTGAAGCACTTCCAGCTTCCGTCTTCGTTGTCGCATTTAGCGTCACTCGACCCGCACTTGGGACAAGGGACGTGTTTTTTTGTGAAAGCCATGATGTGGGGATTACCTTGTTACTCCATTTAATATTTTTCTTGTCGCACCACATCCCGTAAGTCGTCTTGCTTCCCTTGCGAAGCTTGTTGTTGGCGTTCTGAAAGACCAACCTAACGTCTAGATCGGGATGTTGTTCTTTTACTAGAAGATGTTTCTTCCTATCATCCGACTTCCATAATCCTTTGGCTTCCACGATAATGCCGTTAGGGAGAATGAAGTCGGGTTTATAGGTAGACAACCTCATGTATTCGATAGTCAACGTTTCGTAGGAGAAGCCGCAACCCAAGGATTTAAGTTGGGTCGCGACCTTCTCCTCGAAAAGCGAGCGGTACTTAGAAGTCCGCGTCGAGTAACTCTTCTTTTTCTTCTTTAACATCCGGTTGATCGAGTTGGTTTTCAAACGTCTCGCCGCCATGCACGTAGCCACCTTCCACCGAAGTGAAACCAAAGCTTTCCGCTGATCGTTCACCTGGACTAATGGCTTGAAGGTCTATGATTTGGACTGCGTCCAGTTCGAGGGTGACCCCGAAACCAAGCGCCGATACAAACCAAAACTTAGGACGAACCGCCATGCGGATCTTACTACCGCCGCCAACCAAGACGTCACGAGGATGTGGTTTCCCTTGGCTGTCGAACAGACCTACCCTAAGTTCGTGGACGGTTCCGTCGCGACTGACTACCTTCGCCTTCAGTTTGCCGCGAATTTCCCAGCCGTCTTCGATCTCGGCCACCGGAAAAGACGAAGCTTTCTTCAGTTGTTTGTCCTGCTTGGCGCACTCAGCCTCGTAAGCGGCATCAAACAACGTGTTGAGTTGTTTGGAGAAAGCCGTCGCTTCCTTTTTCGTGATCACTACAGCGCACCGATACTCGCCGTTCTCCACGAACTTCGTATCAGGGTTATTGACCCAAGGGTATCTAGCAATTCCTTCGGGAGTTATTATCGTTGGTCGTTTTACTTTTGTAGGCATTTTTTTGTTCCTGTTTTCGTTGTTAAGCGAAGAAATAATCGGACTTTCGCACGTCGTCGGGACTAAGCGTCCCCCGTTCGGGCGGGTTCGATAATTTCTCCTTCGTTTGGTGAGCGACCTGCCACATAAAATTTAAGAGCAGGTCTTCTGTGAAAAGTTCCGCGTAAGAATGGCGGAGAGTCGCCGCCAGTTCGTCGCACTTAGTTGAATGGGTGCCGTAACTATCGTGGACCATGGCCAATGAGTTGATTCCCATCTTCTTTGCCACGTTCACGGTTTTATGCAAGGCGGCTGCGTCCAAGGAATGAACGAAGTTGGGACTGATTCCATTCGCTTGGCGTCTTTTATTCAAACCTTCCTTGTCCTCTTGCCAATGAACGTACGCCATCCTCTCTCCCAACAAGGTTTGAATCTTCTTGGTACTCTGTTGTAAATACTTTTGCTTGACGGGGAATCCCAAAGGTGTCTTCCACTCCACGGCCTTGCCGTCGGATGCCAAGACCTTCGCCATTTCCTGCAACCACTTCATCACCTGTTGCGGACGGGTCAGTACTTCATTCATCGATTCCCATATAAGTTTCCCCAAGTAACCGGTCACCGCATACACTTCTTCCCCCGCAAAAGGGTCGGGCGCTCCCTTGAGAAGGCGGTCTTGATACCACTCGTCCACGTACGCCCTGCAACTATAACGAGTCCCTCCATAAGGCATCACCATAACGGGACGCTTGGTTGCCTTGCGGTCTACTCCGAAATCCAACCACCCCTTAGCCAAATGGTCTCCCGCTTTCGCCCGCTTCTTTAATTTGGCGTTGATGCGCTCGGCGACGAAGGAGTAGAGGTCGGCGGGAGCGTCTCCCGAAGACGTCACGTTTGTCGCTAGTCCACCAACCTCGTCTCTACCTAGCAAAGATAAGATTTGTATGCCGTTGTTCGATGCATCCATGCTGACGGGGAGGCGGGTCTTGAAACCCCTTCCTCCACACGCCAACATGTCGCCCCACTCAATGCAGAACGCCAGGAACTGCCAAGGTTTGTCCGCCTCCGTCCACCAATCATTGGTTTGCGGGTCGGAATAAACGGATTGGATGTCCGACCGCTTGTCGCTGACCCACTTCACGCGGTCGTCGAAAGACATCTTATCCACCCCGAAACAATTAGCGCCGTGGATTGCCAACCAACGAGCGTCGGTCTTCGGTTCCCATATCGTCTCGCTTTTCCCGAAGAGAAGAAGAGAACGCGCTAAGTCCGTCCCTTGGGGCGTCAGATAATAAGGTATGGGGTAGACTCGTCCCCTAAAGTCCACTTGGTGGGGGTAGTAAAAATTTTTAGCCTTGAACTTTTTGGCTAGGTGCATGGTCTTTATCACCTGCAAACGCTGAGACCGAAGACTAAGATTCAGTTCGTAAATCCGCCCCGCCTTGCGAGACCACTCCTTTTTCACTTCGCTATCGCTCTCCGCCTCTTTAGGCCAAGGCGGGCGCTCGTAATCCGACCGCCGCGGCATGTCGCCTATCTCTCTGTCATGTTCCCATGCCCACTCCATCACCTTCAACACCTTGTCGTTCACCTGCCAAGGCGTTTTCTGCATATGGTTGACGGCGTCTGTTACCGGTTTCATTCCATCGAAATCAACGGAACGGAGATGGTCCATGTCCCATGACTTGATGAAGGTTAAAGTAGGAAGTTCCGACGCGGCGTCTGATGAGTAACCCCCCACCCATAGAGACGTCCAGTCCGTCGGAACTTCCAAAATTGGTAGCCAAAGAGGAGATAACATCTCCTTCTCTTGATTGAAGGCGCGGATCCATTCAAACAATTCATCGGTGGCGTTCACGTAACGCTTCAACGATTTCTTGGCGTTAAACAGATTGATGAAACTAATGAAGTGGGTTGAGCGTCGTATCGCTTCAAGGAAGAAACTTCCCATACCGACTTTGTCTCGCTTGCTCCACGTTTGAAACTTATCGATGCTCCCCTTCTTCGCCTCGCCTATCTCATGGCGGAGAAAAGCATTCCGCTTCCTGTTGTAGCTACGCTTCCCCGCTTTCTTGACGTCCTTCTCCGCGTGTTTGAAAATGTCGGGATGGTTTTTCTTTAACCACATGTACCTAACCTCGTCCTCTATGGCGTTGGCTATTCCCAAAGCGCTTTTGATGAAAGTCTTCTTGAAGGTTATGCTGTCCATTACGATCTTCAAGGAAAGAAAGGAAAGCACTTGCGGTTCAACCTCCCAACAGAGAGGTAACCACAAAGGGACGGCGTGAGGATATTTCCGGTGGTAAAGAATGGTCTTCTGAACGTCGTTGATTAGGTCAGGCAACGCCGCTCTCATCAAGCGCTGTCCATACTGAGTATCGGTTTCGGTTCCACGTTTGCGGGCGGACTCGACCTTGGAGCGATAGCGGGCGATCCCCGCCTCGATCATTTCCTTTTCAATATCCATGAGGTGTCGTTTTTGGCGCGGCAACGTCACAACGTGACCGCGTTAGAATAACTAATTAAGAATGCGGTGGTCTCTAGGTCAAGTAAATAGGTGAAAGAATTGAAGTGTTTAAGAGGCGACGTCATAACGCCTCACAAGTTTGTCGCGCGGTTCCTCACCTTGAAGAGCGTCCCGCGCCTGTTCCAAGTTCTTTGGGGCGAGGTGAGCGTAGCGTAGCGTCGTCTGTATGCTGGAATGCCCCAGGAATTCCTTGACCACACGTAAGTCTATCCCTCTTTGTATTAATCGAGACGCGCACGTGTGACGGAGACAATGAGGGACGAACTGCGTGTCCGCTCCCAACCCAATCAACTCCTTCATTATGTCCCAAACGTGACGGAACTGATCTTTCCGAAACACCCAAACACGTAAGGAGTCCCTCCCTAATTGGCGACCAAAGGAATCCAACGCTCGGCGGGTAAGGGGAATGGTACGCGCTTGTCCGTTCTTGGTCTCCCATAAACGAACGACTTCCTGCTCGAAGTCCACGTCCCGCCACTCCAGTTTATGCAGTTCGCCAAACCTCATGCCAGTATCTATTAATATCTCGACGAAGTCCGCCATCACGGGGCGTCCGATCTCACGCATCTTGGAAAGCAGTTTGAATTCTTCTTCCGTGGTGACCCAACGAATTCGCCCAACTGATTCCTTCTTCCTATCGATGAGAGGCAACCGCTCGATATGTCCTCGGCGGTAGCAGTGCCTCAGTATCTTGGATAGCGCCGCCAGCTTCCTGTTTATAGTTCCGTTGCTCTTGCCGTCCCGCTCCAGTTCGGAGACGAGAGCGTCTATCTTGGTTTCGTCCACGTCTCGGACGGCTACGTCCGCCCCCATTCTTTGATAACAATCCCTGGCGTTCGTCCACGCCGTCATTTCGGATTTAGTTCCCTTCCAATGTTTGTCGAGGGTTTCTTCAGCCGCTTGGCGAAGGGTGAGACCGAGTAGGTTTACCTTGGACGCTACTTCTTGAGAGACGTCTAATCCACGCTTGTCCCTCTCCGCCGCCACGTGCAGCCAATCGTTCGCCGCCTCCCAAGTAGCGAAGCTTGGTCGCAACCTCTTGCCGTTGCTCAACGTGATGTCCGCTTGGAATTTCTTTCCACTTATTCGTATCTTCATTACGTCGTTTTCCTTTTTTTAGCGCGTCTAAAAATTATTGACAATCTTTAGAGGCGTTTTTCTCCTTCTTTTTAAAGTCGTTTATTAAATGTCTATCGGGGATGCCTCCCCTCTTTCTCCAAAAACGCTCGTATCCAGCGTCAACCATTCGTTTCATCTCCGCCCATTCTCCGTGGGCAAGTCCATAATCGGCTTCCGCCATTTGATGTTCGGGTGGTAGTGCTTTTTTAATGCTCATTAGTTTTTGTTCCTTCCGTCCAGTTGAGAGGTAACTGCGTCCACCCTACGGGAAGACCCATTAATTGTTCCACGAAGTTTGAGTTAAGTTTTCCGTCTTGGTCGATGCGCCCTAGGTTTCTCGCCAACGACGCTTGGTTGCTATTCACCTCCGCTCGCGGTCGTTTTACATAATCGTAAAGCGAAGGCGTTGCCCATGTTTTCGCTTCCACCCACTTACTCATTAGTTTCGCCTTGTCGTTCGATTAGTTTTTTTCTAAGCGCCGCCCACTTCTTTCGCCATGCTCGGAGTTCCGCGGGGGACGCTTCTTCGCCGTCGTCTTCATCTTCCTCGCCATCCAACCACCTGTCCGGCGGTTCGATGGCGTCGTGTACTCTTGGGTTATACATTATTCCCTCCGTTCAATTTGTTATACAGCGCGCGGAAAGCCAATTCTCCCGTGTCGGGACAAACGCCGTTGCCTAGCAAGCGGAGTCTATCCACTCGATTGGCAATTGGGTCCACCCCACGAAGTCCGCCCCAAGCATCAGTTGTTCCACCCAGTTCGGGTTCAGTTTCGGAGACGTCTGCTTGAAGACGCCCTTCAGCATCTCTCGATGACCCTTCCCTCCGTTCATCCCCATGGGACAACCCTTCGTCGGTCCCCCGCTGGGAGTGTTCGGCGTCGGCCACGATTGATTCAGATCCCTTCCGAGGCACTTCTGATTCGACGTCGGCGCTGTCCGCGCTCCCTCCACGTGGTCGCTCGCTTGAGGAGTCGCCCAATTGTTCGACTTCTTCGCTTCCTCCGCCAGTATCTTTCCGCCCGTCCCCGCCTTGCGACTTCCTGGGTTTCCCGCTCTTGGAGTCGGCCAATTCTCCGTCTCCGCTATCTTGTGATGAAGACTCACCGAGTGGTTCTTGTACGCATCCTTCCGACGCTTCGTCCCGTCCCGATAATTCTGCGTGTCGGGAGTCGGCCAATTCTGCACGTCCTCCCTCAGATTCCGACACCCTCCCTTCTTCGCTTTCTCCGACAACTCCGTCGGCTTGCGTGTTTGGTTGATGCGGTCTCCGTCCGTCGTCTGCGGCGTCGCCCAATTCTGCGTCTTCCTCTCCGTCTGCGCAGGTAAGTCCGACGTCTCCCCCTTGTACGCTCTTCCCTCCGCTCCCTTCCAATCTCTTGCTTGAGGCGTTGCCCACGACTCGTGGTTCTTCCCACCCGTTTTGGGGTTCGTTGGGTCGGGCGGGATAGATGGAGTGTTGTAAACCACCAGCGGCAACAGACCATTCGTCCCCCTCTCCTTCCCGTTCGGACGCTTCCGATTCAACGACGCCCCCGCCGTGTCCTTCCAATCCCTCGACGTCGCCGTCGGCCAATTCGGCGAGGATGAAGACTCGCTTTCGGAGGTGCGGTATTCTTCTTCCGTCGCCACCGATAACTTCAGCCGCGCTGAATGTTCCCCACGTACACTTATAACCTCTTTCTTCCAAGTCTCTGAGGACATAGAGGAGTACCGATTCGCCGTCGCCTGTTTTACTGCTGATGATTCCTTCGACGTTTTCGAGGAACACGTAAGATGGTCGGCAAGCGCTAATTCCATCTGCGATGTATGGGTAGATGTGTCTTGGGTCTTCGGTTGCTTGTCTTTTTCCGGCGCTACTGAAGGGTTGGCAGGGAAAACCAGCGGAGAGAATTCCAACCCGTCCACGTAAGTCTTCAAATGGAAATCGTTTGACGTCCGTGAAAACAGGACACGAATCCAGTTTACCCTCTTCCATCTTCG